TAATGCGGAGCCATTTATCTCCACACCGTCATTCATGGTGTCATTGTATACGGTCATATAAATTATTTACCACGCAACAGCAAAAGAATTAGTTTGCGCTTGAAAGAGTAAATTTTGGAGTAAGATTAAGAATGTCTCCGTCAACTAAAATCCTAGAAGCAGCGAATTGTTCTGCCCACAAACATACTCCCGATGTCGAGCCAATTACATAATATCCATATAATGTGTTACCAGTAATGCCACAAGTCCAAGATTGAGCAGTAACACTCGATTCGGCTTTGGTGGCAAAAGTTGAAGGAGATGCCCAATCACTTCTTGCAATAGTTTTAGCTGTGTAATTGGTAAAGTTGGCTTCGGTAAAATCACCAACAACGGTGGTATTGCTTGGGCTATAATTATTCTGATACAATCTTACAATATAGTCTTCTGTGTCAGTTGTGTTGATGAGCAACTTGGTCAGAAGTTCAATTTCACCAAGATCAGGTACTACTAGAGCCATTCTCCTCCTTATCCTCCAACCTTTCAAGAATACCAGCAATCAATGGATGGCGAACAATTGAACTAGGTTTGAATTGAATGACACCAACACCCTTAAGACCAGACAACTTTTCAACAACATTCATCAAAGCTCTATCTTTCCAAGGCAAGTCGCTTTGCAGAGGGTCGCCTGTGATAATTACTTTGCTGTTCTTTCCGAATCTTGTCAAAAATAATTTAATTTCGCCATAATTACAGTTCTGAGCTTCATCAAGAATGCAAACAGAATTATGAAATGTTCTGCCTCTCATGAACTGTAAAGGTGCAATTTCCACGCTCTTCGCAATTGCTTCACGCTGAGGGGAAAATGTTCCCAAACACATATCCATGCAATCAAAAAGAGGAAGCATATAAGGAGTTAATTTAGCATCGGCATCGCCGGGAAGGAACCCAAGACCTCTTCCCCCAGCTTCAATAGTTGGTCTTGTGATAACAATTTTTTCTTTTCTTTTTGCTAAAACTTCACTAATTGCAAAAGCGCAACCGAGGTGCGAATTATGAGTCACAGTAAAATTGTCGGTCAAAAACAATGAATCTTTATGATCAACAGTAATGCATTGCATTTCTTCATAATTCAATCTTTCTACACGGTCAATATATCTTTTTGGGAAATATTTTGTTCTTGATTTTAACAATCTTTTTTTTCTTTGTAAGAAAAAAATTTCAATTTCTTGAGGAAGATTAACATAACATCTATAGGAAATTCTATGGCGAGTACCTTCAGATTTAGAAGCGCCTTTTTTTACTTTTATTCTAGTCGATCCGCCCAAAGAATATACTAGTTGACAAAAATCTTGAGCCAGTTGATAAGATGTTGTGGTATAACTGCAAGAACCTGTTCTTTTTTCTACTGTGCCATCACCATCCATAAGTCCTTGGAGCAAAGCAATTCTTTGATCCACAGCACAATACTGATAATCACGAGGAATAAACTTTTCGTAAGATTTTTTGCCCCAAAGACCTAAATCTTTTAATACCTCTTTATAAATATTTTTACAACCACTCCTTTTCTTCTTTACAATACGATGATCAGCAGCTTCTGTATTAAATTTTGTTTTTGATTTACAAACATAATCTTCGCAAAGTGAACTAGTAATCCTTGAAACAACTTCCGATTCACAAGAACTAAAACATACATTTGAATTGGTCAAACTTCCTTCGGCAATAAAAATACCCATTAAATAAGGATTTATCAAAAATTTTTGCCTGTCGAAATTTAATGGTTTAGTAGCCATAACAGAAAATGATCTGTGCCCATCACTTCTTAAGTAATTTTTTTCAATATATGCAGTTGTCTTGACCTGATTTTTCCAGCCTTTATTTTTAGTATGAGAAATCGTCCATAAGTGTTCCTCACAGCAATCGACATAGGTATCATCGCTAAAATAAACACGACATACTTGCTTTTTACCTTGAGGAAAAACACCTGTCACTTTAGAAAAATTACCATCTGGATTAGCAATTTCGTCGCCAACCTTTACATCTCTCATCAAAATATATCCACTACGAGTATAAAGCTTTGAATTTAATGTTAAAGCTTTCCCCGTGCCTGCTGCACCCAATAAAAACAAAATATCATGTTGGTCAAATGCCGACCAAGCTAATTTTTGAGCAGCATTCAAAAACTCAACATGAAATTGTTGTTTTTTAACACTTGCGTGTTGATTGTTTTGAGGTTGTTTTTCTGTCTTGACAGGTTTTTTTCTTGGTTTAGCCATGATGTTATTTATATGTCCTATAATTTATTTTTACCAAATTATCAAACAATTTCAAACCATGATAAATCAGCTAAAACTTTCGTGTTTGCTGATGTAGGAGCCATAGCAATTGTAAACACTTGACTTGTTCCATCTAGTAATCTTCCTATTTGAAAGTTAAATTGATTCAGGCTGGTAATATCAATATATCCTTGCTTGTTGATATATCCGCCAATGACATTTGTTCCACTTCCACTTGCCAATGATGTAGCTGAAGTATCATATTGAACATTGCCATTATAATGTGTAGTCCAAACTGCGCCACTAGTGGTGCCGTCCAAAATAATTCTATATTGAACATCTTGATTGCTTGTCACAATTGCATTCAAATTTGAAGGAATAATAATTGAATCTAATCTTCCTGAAGCGAGACGCAAAGAAATAATTGGATATAACTCATCATCATTTGTAAGATTTTTAGGGGTTGTTCCTAAATCTACATTATATCTTCTGCTAAATCCTTCGTAGCCACCTTCTGAAATAACACTATTGCAAATTTGTTTTAGATTACCAGAATTAGCAATTGGTCCTTTATTTGTAATTTCGGCCCTTAATGGCAAACAAGCGGTTGTCATATATGTTCCGCTTATAGGACTTCCACCAACAGGAGTATGCTTAAAAGAATGACATGGTACATATGTGCTATTAAGTACAAAACCAACACGAACATCACCAACTCCAAGCCATTCTATTTCAATATATAAAATCAAAGAACTGCTGTAATTTGACAAGTTGTAGCCACTAGGTCCAGTTCCATCCAAGTTGTCTATATTCCAGTCTGAAATCCCATTTCTTGTTGCTTTTGTTTCGACAACAGAACCAGATACATAACTTCTTTTCACAAAATTTACTGATTCCCCATCTAATTCAAAATAAATTCCATTCTGTTCGCCAAAATAACCTATTCTTTGTCTCAAGCTTTCTTGTGCAGATGACATCGTAAATGTGCTATAAATAAGAAGTGATTTACCGGGCTGATAAGGCATTACTCTTTTGGTTTCAGCAATTACTTGAGATCCTGATGCCAAGTTAGTATTCAAATTGACAAGACTGCCATTGGTGTCATAAACAGTTGAACCGCCTCCACTTGTGACATAATTCCATTTGTCATTGATCTGATAACGATGCTGACTGTCAAAAACGGTGAAGGGATTGCTTACCCTAAGTCTTCCAAATGCATCTGTGGTTCCTGCTGCAAAACTAACTGGAATAGTATTGTTAGAAAATGCTCCTGATGAAATTGAAACAGGGAATGGATTTAATTGACTAACTGTGCCACTTGCTGTGTAAATCGAAGTGTTACCAGATGAAACGCTTACACTACCTGATAAAATCGCAAACAGACCTGATGTAACAGAAACATTAAGATTTGTGCCTGAATTAACATTGATGTTAACTGTACCGCCGCCAATATCAACAGGGAGTGGATTTCCTTGGCTTACAGCGCCGCTTGCTGTGTAAAGTGAAATATTGCCTGATGAAACAGAAATGTTTCCAGAAACAATTCCAACAGGAAGTGGAAGGCCATTGTTTGGAAGGCCATTTGGAAAATTGATAAGAGATTGCTGGTTCATAATATTCAACACAATTTAATTGCGCTCCCACAAATGATATTTTATTTATACTTTTTGAACAATATTCTAATTTAAGTCATTTTCAACTAAATAGTTTTTAGGAGAAACAAGGATGAATTTTAGATTTTTTTTAGAATCCGAAGAGAAGAAAAATGTTGAAGAACTTTTGGCTTCATTGCCGAAATCTCATAGAAAACTTTTTGACGGATATAAATTCAAGTA